AAAGGATACTGGATAGAAGAACCATCCGATTACGATAAGTATGGCTTCAACCCCCTACCCGCGGGGCCACCTTCATCTGTGATGGAAGTTTCAGAAGTTACGCCTGGTGGCTGGGGAACCTCATGGACTCCTTACAACACTGCTGTTTTCGATGATCTACCCGCATCTGATGACCCGATTTTCGACATAGTGGGCGGTGGTCTGCTAGACCCCGGCCCAATTATGGACTCCCCACATGGATGAACTAAAAACAAGAATAGACGCTGAGATTACTCAGGCTCTCGGATATGACGATGAAATCTCCAGCCAGCGCAGACTCGCTATGGAGTATTACTACGGTCTGCCATTTGGTAACGAGGTAGAAGGTAGAAGTCAGATTGTAGATAGCACCGTAGCAGATACGGTGGAGTGGATAAAACCCTCTCTCATGCGAGTATTCGCCTCTGGTGACAGGATTGTGGAATTCCACCCTACAGGCCCGGAAGATGTACCTTACGCGAAACAAGCCTCTGACTATGTAAACCACATCTTTACCAAAGATAATCCGGGTTTTGAGATTCTTTATAACTGGTTTACTGACGCTCTCCTACAGAAAAACGGAATTGTAAAATGCTGGTGGGATGAAGCTGATGAACAGGATAGAGAAACTTATACCGATCTGACAGACTTAGAACTGGAAGCCCTTATCTCTCCCAAAAATGTAGAGGTTTTGGAACATACGGAGAACGAGGACGGCCTTGAAATTACGCATGACATTGTAATTACCCGCAAGGTCGTAACCGGCAGAGTAAGGATAGAGAACGTACCGCCGGAAGAATTCTTAATATCCGCTGAAGCGAAGACGATAGAGGATGCACGTTTTGTCTGCCATCGTTCCCGCAAGACCATTTCTGAGCTTAAAGAAATGGGGTATGACTTTGACGCAGATGAATTGGGGGGAGATAACCACGAATATTCCTCTGAACGTCTTGCGCGATTTGAGTTTGACAACTCCAACCAGCTAGGCCGTGAGGCTACAGAAGAAGCCCTGCGCGAAGTCTGGGTGTACGAAAGTTATCTGAAGTCCGATCAGGACGATGATGGTATAGCAGAACTGATTAAAGTCGTTACCGCTGGTAACATAATTCTTGACCAGGAGCCGGTAGACCGTAAGCCTTTTGCAACGCTCACGCCGATAAAGATACCGCACAAGTTCTTTGGCTTGTCTATGGCAGACCTGACAATGGATCTTCAACTGATGAAGAGTACATTGCAGCGAAATCTTCTTGACAATATGTATATGCAGAACCACGGACGTTTTGCCGTCATGGAAGGTCAGGTGAATCTGGATGATTTGCTCACCAGCAGACCGGGCGGGATAGTACGGACTAAGGTTCCAAATGCCATAACCCCGTTGCCGACCCCTGCGTTACAGCCGTATGTGTTTGAGACTCTGAAATATCTCGACTCTATCCGCGAGGAACGGTCTGGAATGACCAAATACTCGCAAGGTCTGAACGAAGGAACTCTTACTTCTCACACTACTGCTGCTGCTGTGTCACAGACCATGACTGCTGCACAACAGAGGGTGGAACTTATCGCACGTTGTTTTGCAGAAACGGGCGTGAAAGACCTGATGAACATGATCTACGAGATTGTCCAGAAGAATCAGGACAAAGAAAGAATCATCATGCTCAGAAACGAATTCATCCCTGTCCGTCCTGATATGTGGCGAGACAAGATGGACTGTACCGTAGCGGTAGGACTAGGGCATGGCAACCGTGACCAACAACTCATGCACCTGTCCAGCCTCATGCAGTTCGCCGCGCAAGCAATGAAAGGTGGTCTTTCAATCATAAATGAAAAGAACCTTTATAACCTTGGCGCGGAAATGGTCAAGAACATGGGCTTTAGGGATGTGGATGCCTTCTTAACCAACCCGGAGAAGGTACAGCAACAGCCCGGAGCGAAAGAACAGATGGCCCAAGCTGAAATGCAACTTAAAAAGGGTGAACTGGATGTAAAGGTTGCAGAGACACAGATCAAACAACAGAAACTCCAACTGGAAGCCCAGAAGATGCAACAGGACGCTGTGTTTAAGTCAGCGGAGATCCAACTGGAAGCAACCCAAGGTCGCCCGGTAGGAATCGGTTAATGAACGAAGAGCAAAGAGCAGAAAACGCTAAACGCATCTTAGAAGACCCCTTAGTAAAGGAGGCGTTTGACACTCTGCGAAAAGAATTCCTGATTGGATGGGAACACTCATCCATTCAAGACGCTGAATCAAGGGAAACCTTGTGGCTAGGGTTGAAGATTCTTTCACGGCTGCATACCCATTTTGAATCCATTATCAGTAGTGGACAGATGGCGAAAGCGCAAAAGGAATCTAAGATCCTATTTTAGAAAACAACCTACAAGGATGTAGGGGGAGGGCCGTTTGGCCCTCTTTTTCATGGAGCTAAACGTGGACACTCAAACAGAACCCACAGGCACGATTGCGGAAGCGCAAAAAGCAATTCTCGGACTAATGGACTCGGAAGAACCCCCGGAAGTCGAGGATGCACCGTCAGAAACGGAACCGTTAGAAGCGGAAGAGGAAACTGAGGAAGAAAGCGAAGAGCTAGAAACCGAAGAGGACTCAGAGGGTGAAGAAACCGAAGAGGAAGAAACGGAATTCCTATTTGAAGTTGATGGACAGGAATTAACCGCAGACGAACTCAGGAAAGGCTATTTACGCCAAAGTGACTACACCCAAAAAACGCAGTCTATCGCTGAACAACGAAAGGAAGTGGAGGGTTTAACTGAGCAGTACAACTCCCAACTCCAACAGATTCAGAACGAAAGACAACAGTACGTCCAACACTTGCAGACACTAGCCGAAAGTCAAGACATCAAGAAGTTTGATATTGATTGGGATAGCTTGAGAGTGGAAGACCCCCTTGAGTACGTTACCAAGAGACAGGAGTACCAGGAGGCCAAAGAAAAGGCCGCGGAACTCCAAGACAAAGCTAAATTAGCACAACACCAAACTGCGGCTGAGAATCAGCATAAGTGGGCCAAGGTAGTCGAGGATGAGAAATCAAAACTCATCGCTGCGCTACCGGAATGGGGTGAACAAGAATCCCAGAGGCAACTGGCAACTGAACTCAGATCCTACGCACAAGGCGTTGGTTACGCTGAAGCTGAAATCGACTCTCTTGTTGACCACCGTTCATTTCTGGTTTTACGCAAGGCCATGCTGTACGACCAGATGCAGAACGCAAACCCCAAAGCCAAAAAGCTGAAAGGGAAACCGAAGGTCATTCGTGCGGGAAAAGGGGAATCCAGAGCAAAAAGGGATGAACTCAAAACTAAACGTAACCAACTCAGACAAACAGGCCACGTTAGAGATGCGGCTAAGTTGTTTGAGGAATTTTTATAAGGAGAAGTAAATGGCTGTTCCTTCAAATACCCGACAGGTACACAGTGCCATCGGGGTACGCGAGGACTTGGCTAATATCATTCACGATATCAGCCCCACTTCAACTCCATTTCTGACAGGATGTGGTCGCGAATCTGCTGACAATGTTCTGTTTGAATGGCAGACTGATACCCTCGCAGCGGCGGCTACAAACCGCCATACGGAAGGTGACGATTCGACAGCAGCAGCTATCGTTGAAACCACCCGCTTAACCAATTACCAGCAAATCTCGAAAGAAACTGTGCAAGTCAGTGGTACGTCTGAACAGGTCGATTTTGCTGGAAAGGCTAAGTCAGAAATGAGCTATCATTTGGCCCGCGCCTCGCAGACCCTAAAGCGAGACATGGAAAAAATGCTTACGTCCAATGTGGCGAAAAGTGCTGGTTCTTCCAGTACCGCTCGTATAACGGCTGGCCTCCCATCGTGGGTTGCCTCTAACTATCACTCCCTGGGTACTTCCTCGGCTGGTACTGCAAGCACTGGTAACGGTACGGATACCGCCACCGCTGCTGGTAGTGCTGGTGCGATTACGGAAGCCGGTATAAAAACCGTTATCCGCGAGTGTTTCGACAACGGTGGTGAGCCTGACACCATCATGGTCGGTGCTTTTAACAAACAGGCCATTTCCGATCTCACTCAGTCGGTTTCATCGTTGCGTACATCTGCCGATAAGGTAGCCCCGGCGCACGTTGTAGCTTCTGTTGATATCTATGTTTCGGATTTTGGAACCATGAAAATTATTCCAAACCGCTTTAGCGGTGCGGGTGATTGCTGGTTCCTTGATTTCGATTTCTGGAGCGTCAGCTATCTGCGTGATTTCAAAACGGAAGACCTTGCAAAGACAGGCGATAGCCAGAAAAAGCATATCCTTGTTGAGTATGGGTTGAAGTCGAAAAACCAGAAAGCCTCCGGCTATCTGGCCGACCTCACCACTTCCTAATAGGAAGGAGGGGGGCGTAAGCCCCCCTTTTCTTACTGCCCCTCCGGGGGCTTTTTTTACGCCCGTAAGGGCTTTATCTATGGCAAAGAAACGAAAGAAAGACGTATTTAAGATTCTTGAAAAGGAATTTGATAAGGCTGAAAAAGAACGCAAAGAGCGTGAAATGTGGGCAAAACCTGGCTCTTCCGATATAGGCGGTAAAAAGAGGTACTGGACTAATGGATAGAAAACCTCTGGAAAGAATACTCGGGCTAAGTACGGATTGGATAGACGAACCTGATGGAACGGTCACTATCGAAACCTACCAGGATGTTGGCCCTATTCTGGAAGCAAACAAACGCCAGTATAACGATCACGGTGATGCGAGAACTCCCGGCAAGATGAACTTTGATGGATTACACAAAGTTGCCTCTGTCCCTGAGACTGTACTTCAACAGTGGGTAAGGGAAGACCCTGAGATTGCCCGTAATCCCAAACTTATTTTCAAGAAACTTAACGACCCTGAGTTTCGTTATTTCAAAACAACCCCTGTAAGGCTCTAATTATGTTAAGACGCGATGATTCTGGTGCATACAACAAATGGGATGTGCAAAGTGCGGTTACGGTAGGCTCTTCTGCCTCGGCTACAGATGTATCCGGTGCAAAGATTCTCGGTATCCACACGGACGCGGAGATTTATCTAAATTTCTCCACTGCGGCCTCGGCTGCTGTAAGCACTGCCAACGACCTCAAACTAGCTGCGGGGCTTACGTTTATAAACGTACCCCGGAGTATGTCAGCAACTAACCCGGCTGTGTACCTTCATGCACAGAGGGTAGGCGGTTCTGACGTTACCATGCGACTCGTCCATCTGTGAGTATAAATTCCTACGCCAATCTCAAGACCGCTCTAGCAAACTATCTGGATAGGTCAGACCTGACTTCCAGGCTGGACGAGTTTATAGAACTGGCAGAGGCAAGGTTCGCAGACGATATACGAATCCGCGCTATGGAAACAACTGCAACCCAGACCCTTACGGCTGGCACTCGCAGTTATTCTCTCCCCACAGGCTACTTACAGGGGCGCAACTTCCAGATAAACACAGATCCCATTACCGCGTTGGAATATATAACGCCGGAAATGATGGATAGAATCTGGGCGGGGAGTAAAACAGGTAGGCCAAGAACCTACACCATTCTGGGAGATAACTATCTCCTCGGGCCTTCTCCTGATTCAGCAGACACTCTGGAGATTACTTACTACAAGGAGTTCACTCCTCTCAGTGGCAGTGCAACAACGAACTGGATAATTCTGAACAGGCCCAACCTTTATTTATACGCCTGTCTGTTGGAGGCCGCGCCTTTTCTCGGAAACCCGGAAGATGCAGCAACGTGGGCAAGGTTCTACACAGAGGCGCTGGACAGATTACAAAACGCAGATGCTAAAGACAGATTCTCCGGCTCTGCACTCAGAATTATGACAACGGCAGGGAATCCATAATGTTAAGCAATTTTTTAGTAACCCAAAGCGGTGGCACAGATACCGTAACCACCACTATGATTCTGGATGGTACGATTGCCAATGCAGATGTAGCATCTGATGCTGCCATTGATGTCAGTAAAATTAATCTCGGTAACACTGTGGAGATGGAGACTTCTTCTGGTGACCAGATATTTGAAATGGATAATAATGCTTCCAATTCTGCAAATTTCCAGATACAGAATGGCGCAGGTAATGCTCGCGTCGATTTTGTAACTAATGCAAGCGATGGTGGTAACCCCTCCGGCTTGGTCGACACTACTATCACAATGAAGGCCCAGAAGATAGGTCTATTGCAGACAAACCCGGCATATACGTTGGACGTTACGGGAACTGGTAACCTTACTAGCGACCTTACAGTTGGCGGAAGCCTAACACTAGCAGAGAAAGCTGCTGCGGAATCTGATTCGGCTGGGTACGGTCAGTTATGGGTAAAGAGTGACACTCCAAACACATTGTATTTTACCGACGATGCCGGTACTGATACTCAATTAGGTGCTGGGGCTTCAGCGGGATTTGCTGTGGCAATGGCAATTGCACTATAGGAAACAATCATGGCACAAGATTTTGAAAAAGTTTACAAGTCGCAAGTAACAAACAGCGCACATACGTTGCTTACCAGCGACTCTGATGATGCCCTGATTGGAATACGGCTCACGAATATCACAACGTCTGCTGTAACAGTGGATGTGTGGATTGACGTAGCGGCTGCGGGAACTACCGCATCCATTGTCTACCTCGCGGATGACTTATCCATCCCTCCCAAAGCCAGTGTTGAACTGATCCAGGGTGGGGCAAAGGTCGTTATCCAAAACACAGACCTTTTGCGAGTACAAGCATCAGCAGCTACCTCTGTGTCTGCTTATGTGTCGTATGTCGATTCCATCTCAACATAGGAGGGAGTTATGTCAGGCGAAGTAAATGGCACGTTGTACATAAACAACCCTCCCGC